CGCCTGTGACGCCAGATAAATTATTTGTACCAAAAAGCCAATTAGCAACAGCAGTTGCGCCAAGCTTCACGGTTAAATAGCCAAATGGACAGATGGTATCTGGAATGATTGGCAGCTTCGGCGAATTAATAAAGTTGCCAGACAGATCAAGCGTTTCAACAGAGCCTTGAACGACTTTGATGTTGCCGCTTGAGTCATAACAAAATACATAGATAGAGCCTTGACCCGCAACAGTTGCACTAGCTGGGAATATCAGCGTTACGAACGCTGCGCCAGTCAATGCGTCTGTAGTTGGCGTAGCGCCGTTTGTTACAGTTGCCTTGGAATAGATTTTTCCTTTGATGGAATATTCCAATGGGTTAGCTGTAATACTGTAGGTAGTGGTTGTACCAGCTACTAAACCAGCCTTTTTCAAGCACTGTGTTACTGGGTAAAATTGTAGATTATCCACGATAAATTTCCTTTAAATTTTAGAGAAGGATAGAAGGATCAAAAGCGCCAAGCGTATTTGCGAAAACAGCATTAGGAACGACAGTGCCATCATCCAAAAGAGTGGTGCCGCCAACGAAGTTGCCAGTGCCAGTAGGATTGATGACAACGAAGCCAATCATTGTTTTGTTTTCTGGGATTGCAGGGAAAACGACTTTTGCAAGAGTTGTTCCGGCCAAACCCATTGCAACAGTTAAGTTGCCCGCGCCATCAATGAAAAAACAAAATACGTTGAACGTTGCATTAACAACAGTGCCGACTAAAGCAGGCAAATCAGTAGCAGAAGCTTTAGAAACGAGAGTCCCTTTTGCAACGCCAAGATAAGCCGCATTAGTCTGAACTGTTACCGATGCAGATCCGCCTTTAATACGTAAAGCTGCCGAGTTGATTGATTGAGAAGAAAGACGGTCAGCAATAGGCCGGCAGGCGTTCATCAACGCAATACGTTGATTTTCTCCTGCTAACCCTGCTATCGCCTGTGTGAATGTCATTTGCATGTTAATCTCCTTAGTACCCCGCTTGCAGGGCAATGTTTAACTATCTATTAAGAAGCACGTGCAACGTTGACCACTGCCATCCACAAATTATTCTCAATCATTACAGCTTTCCACCATGAAGTACCAGCGTAGCCACGTTGACCCAATGGATCAGACTTAGATTTTTCTCCTGGCGGTAAGAATGTTGGATCAAGCGCAGAAGTACCACGAACTGCAATTTGACTGAAAGCATCAGCACCCATCACAATAACTGGATACACATCTAAATTTGTGCCAGTTGTTGAGTAACCTGTACCAGAACCAGTCCATGAAGCAATTGCAGCTCCAGCATCTTGATATGATGGAAGATCAGGACTTAAAATATAGCGGAAGCGTTCGCATTTACCGATCTCGCCCATTTCAGGCGTACCAGAAGCGTACTTTTCAGCAGGCACGAAGTTAGGTAAATCGCGAATCATGCGCTCTAAGTCAGTGTGCGAGTAAGCGAAATAGCCTGGTGCAACAGCAGAAGTGTCGTACTTAGCAGCAGCAGCCAACAAGCCAGTTACAGGCATTGCATGGTTAGCCATTAAAGAGCGCACAATCGCAGATTGCAAGTTTAATGTAATTGGACCAGCAACAGTTGCGCGAGAAGTACCAGCGCCGCCATAGAATTGATTTGTGCATGAACGCAATTTCCCATACACAATCATTTCATTTACCAAACCAACGCGCTCGCCGATCTGAATCTTCATTTGCGCAGGAATGTCATCCTCATACAGTTGATACGTTTTATCAGAGAATCCATACAAACAAGAATACTGATTCACAACCTCAGTAATATCGAATGGTTGAATAGAGTCTGGCGATGGAGTAACGCCCTCTTGCGTTAAGTGCGCTTGAACTAAGGCGTTACCACGATCGCCAGTCCCGTTAGCAAAGAAGATATTAGGGCTAGAAGAAGTTGCACCATATGGCAAAAAACGACGAGCCACGTAGGTATCACTTACATTAGCAGGCATTTGAACTTGGCGGCCTGCTTTTGCTAACACCTCATAAGGTTTTGCATGTTTAAGAATCTCTCCCTTAAACTTATTAATACGCCCTGCGGTTAGGGCAAAGGTTTGCATAGTCATGATTTAAAATTCCTTAAATTAAAATAAAAAAACCCGTACTAAACGGGTTCATTTCATTGATTGTTTCGATTTTTTAACTGTTATATCCAGCCTCAAAATCATCTTCAAGAGTTGATCCTGTTGGATGACCGCCACTACCTCGCGGAGTCACGGCCGCTGCTATGCGATTTTCACGCGATTTAGCAACCTTCGCAGTATTCTCTTGTTGCCGTTTTTGTTCTGTTTTGAAGGAGTTGTATTTATTTAGCATTGATGCTGCATCGCGCATACGATCAGAATTAGCAAGCGCTTTTACATCGTCTGGCTGTGTACTCATCCAAGAATTGAATTCTGGTGTATTGATCTCTTGCACCCAATTTGGCAAGATCGTATCAAGCGCATCATCAATAATCTCTTCACGAATCTTTACAGTTTTACCCTCAACTTGTTTCATTACATGTTCCACAAAAGCATGTTCATCAAATTGCTTTTGTGCCCCAAGTTTTGAATCAAGTAGGCGCTCAGTTGCTAAAGCCCACTCTGGAAAATCGTTTTTCAATTGCGCCCACTCTTCTGGATCGCTTATTGCGTCATTTACCTGAGTCTGAGTAGGTTTATCTACAATGTTCTTAGTCATCTCTTGCAAAGCGCTAAGTGATTGTTTTAAACCTCCCAAGTGACCAAATACCGTGTCTGATTGACGCTTGCTTTCGGCTTTGATTTGATCAATCGCAGTCGTTAAGCCCATCAAACTATTGTATTGCTCCTCAGTGAGTTGAACTAACTTAGGTGCATCAGGTTCTATTGATACTTCCTTAACCTCTGGCGTTGTCGTCAGAGTTTCAATATCATTATAACCAGCATCTAAATCATCTGAAAAATTGTCATCCATTTTTTCTCTCCAAAACGTGCAATTAGATTGCACAAATCAACTAGCGATTCCGTTAGTTGTCATTTCTTTCCGTCATTTCTGGCGGCATTAGTCAATCAAAATCTTAGTCTTTCCTAGGCCTACAATGTATTTAGCCTCTGAGATTTTCCCTCTATGAAAAGATGTTTCTTTCTCGCTCATATCTTTGTCATTTTGAGCGCGTAAAATTTGCACACGATTTTCAAAATGTTTAAATAACTTTCTCATCAAAGGATGATCAATCTCCTCCTTTGTTAAAACAAACTTATCGTCACTCATGGCGTATTAGACGTTGTCATCATGTCGCGTTGTAGACTTATATGATGTTTGTGTAAATCATGTTGCCTATCTTCTGCATTTTCACTTTGAGCCAACTGAATCTCAGCAGCAGCAAGTTCTTTCTTAGTCTGGTTATCCAGTGCACTTTTTGCCAATTGTGCTTTCGATTGCTCAAGTGACAAATTCTGTTTATTGGTATACTCAAGCAAAGCAATTTCTTTCTTGAGTCGCAATTCTTCAATGCGCAATTGTCCGTTCTGCGTTGCAATCTCAAGCTCTTTCTGAGCGCGCATCTGTTCGGCATTAGCGCGAGAATATTCGGCCTCAAGCATTGCTGAAGCTTTTATTTTTTCTCTAGCAATAGCAGCTTGTGCTTGCGCCATGTGAGGAGTAGCCTGACCATTCATTAAAGATTGTTGTTCTTGTTGCGCTTCTATTTGAATCATTTGCATTTCAGCTTGCGCCTTAGATTTCTGCAATGCAATGGCTCCTTGTTGTTTCATTTGTTCAACTTGCAATTGAATTGGCGGCGCAGGAGGTTGCGATTGTATTTTTGCAAGCTCCTCTTCTGTGTATTGAATATTGCGCGGATCAAGGCGTTTAGTTTTCATATACTCAGCAAACCACTTCTTAGGATCAACACCGAAAGCAGGATTAATAACCATGCCGCCGATTTGACCAATTACCTGTTCTTGAATGGCTTTTTCAACCATAGCGATCGATCCATGCGCATTAATCTTGAAGTCACCCTTCTCGACATCAGGAACACTAGGATCAAGCAACAGCCATTCATAGAAGCCATTAATTACAGGCTCTGTGATGTGATCATCCCAAGAGTAAGCGATGCTTCTTAATAATGTATGCGCATTTGTGTTTTGCAATTCAGCTTGCCCAAAAGTCTGTGGCGATGTCTCACCCTCTTGACCTTGCGTTACCAAAGGAATGCTTGATGCCTCCTCTGCCAGCTTGAAAGCATATTGGATGATATTCATCAATGGTGCTTGCATGCTTGGTATTTGCACAGCCGTAAATGCTTTCGTCACATCAAGATTACTTGCAGCATCTTGTGATGACTTCCAGATCTTATCTGGGGTAATTACCCATACCCCATCCGCTGGCTCGATTGAGCCTTGGTCAACAATGAATTGACAACCAGCAGATTTACCGCCGTTATTTAGCATTGCACGAGTAGCAGCATTAACCATCCTTTGTGGCATTGCTACTTGCTCACCAACACCAACACCAGCCCAATGACCAGCACGACGAGACCATGGCATCGCATGATAAGGAAACTTGCCGGAATCAAGTGGATTGATATTCGCACGGATCACAGAATCATTAACCATCGTGATAATAGCAAACACTTCTGTCTTATCTTCCTGCACATCGTCAATGCCTTTTGCTTTCAATACACGCAAATCACTTAACTTAAATGAGCCATAGTAATACCAAATCTCAAAACGCTTCTTGTTCTTTTTCTCAGCGGGATTGCGTCCCCCCGTTGCAATCTTATTTGGACCCTCCTCAAGCACTTTTTCTATTTGATTTTTTAAATAACCTTGATCAGCTAACTTCTTTAACATGCGAGGAGAAATATAATCACGCTCAAAAATACCATCTGAATGATGAATATCCTCGCCACATTCGCCACCCGGGAACAAATTCCATGGATCAATCCAACGAGCAACTGGCACAATTTTCTCGACAATCTGTAACGAACTAACGCCACTACTATTTGTCAATGCCGTTGATTTCTGAACATCTGGAAACGGCGCTTTAAGAATGCCAACACCAATACGCGCAGAATCGTGAATAACCTTGCGGCATTCAGCGTTAAACTTGCATTCAATCAACCAATCATAAATTCGCTTTTCAGCAGCATCAGCAGCCTTCTTTGCTTCTTCAAGTATTTTCTCTGCGTGATCTTTAACTGTCGCAGGAACTTGACCAGATGGGCCAGGAACTTCATCCGGCTTTGCGCCACGCATTACTTGCGCACCGCTAACTGGATCAATTAACGCTCTTAAATCCTCTTTTTGCTTAACCAACTCTGGTATTTCAGTATGCTTGAATTTGAAAGGCTTATCATCAATCGGCAATAAAATTTCACCCAACTTTGCAGCAGCGGCATCGACATATCTGCTAGTTAATCGAACATATGCGCTAGACCTCATTGAGTCTTGGCTTGAGCGATTACTAGTAAGTGGACCTTGTAAACTCGTTGGTTTAGCCCATTTTGCATTAGCAAACTCAGCGCGATTAAGATCATCAATACCCAAATAAGCTTCTTCG